TCTGCGACGGACGCGATGTACATAGCCAGCGGCCCCTTGATCAGCAAGCCCACGTCCGGAGAGAAGCCACCCTCTTGAAACGCTTGGAAAAGGTACCCCTCGACGAGCGCCTCGACAGACGCACCCACCATCAGGAGCTTCATCATTTCTTCGCGTACGTGCGGCACCTCTAAGGAATCGACCGCCTCACGAAGTATAACCTCCGGATCAGCAGCTTCTTGTGGCTTTCCCCACGGCCAACGCTCGTTGTCGAGTGTCAAGCCGAAACCGGGAGGAGCCATAGCAAACTGATCTTTTGCTTCGATTGTTCCGCGTTCTGGTACGATTTCTTCAGCCATATTATACTACCTTGATATCGCCGGGTTGCTTTGTGATAAGGGTCTTACGTCCCTGCGGCGTGGTTGCACTGGTTGCGTACTTCGCAGAAAAGTCTCGCATCTGCTGATTCGAACTTTCGGTGAGCATACGACTCACTGCCGAAGCGACACGTGCATCAGACTGTACGATTCTTTGAATGGGGTCCATTTTGGGAGTGGTAGTCGGTTTTCCACGAGTTAGTTCTGCTACAGTGCGGGGACGTGCCATCTCTGGAGTTGAAAACGGCTGTACACCCTCCATACCTTTTCCGCCCTCTATCGCTCCAGATGCAACGAGAAAGGATTCGGCTAGACCCATACCGCCCTTGCCGCTAGTTTTTTGTGTGCCACCGCCGGTCATCATGGCTAGTCCGAGTGGAACGAGTGCCGCTAAAAGATTCATAATTAAGTTCTCCTATTCGCGTACCACAAGGCCAGCCAGTTGCCGATACCGGCAGCAAGCTGATCTTTCTGTTGTTGATTATACAAAGATTTAGAGTTAGCAAACTCCATAGCCATTATACCTATCTCGTGCTGTCTTTGCAAGTACGATTCTGTTTTCTGGAAGTTCCACGCCGCGTTGTCGCGGTACTTCTGCCACAAGTTGTTCAAGGCATTCTGACTAGCGTTGAACAAAAACTGAGCATTGAGACGATTTGTTTCGTTTTGGATGGCAGTGTCAGCAGTATTGACCTGTCTGCGCCACTGTACGTTTGACTGATCTACCGCGTATTGCATGTTTGCGTTGAACTTCTCGCGGTTGTCACGCATCGCAGCGTTGAACTGCGACTGTGCGTTTAGTTCGCCTGCGTTGAACTGATCGACAGCGGCGCGTCTGTTTGCGTTTGCCGTCTCGACTTGTGAGGTGAGTTCCGCAAAAAACTCCTCGACTTGTAACTCGTTCTTGGCATTGAACTGACGACGGGCGTTCTCTTCTGCCGCGTCCTTGAACATGGCTTGTGTCAGGGCGTTGTATGACAGGGTTGCCGCCTGTTGTCGTGCGTCGAGGTTCTTGGTTTCGGTAGCGAGGAGAAGCTGTGCGTTCGTTACTGCACCCTGTAGACGGGCAGAGAGGTTAGCCTTATCCATCGCCGCAACAACCGCCGCATTTTGGAGAGCGGTTTTCTGGCGATTATCTAAATTCTTTAGTTGGATGTTTGCGTACTTCTGTGCGTCTGCTGCTGCAATAGGTACGCCCGACTCCATGACGGCTTGTGTCATAGCTGCAGATGCCATAGACGACGAACCCAACCCACGAGCTTGCATGATACCGGCTATTTTTCGTACGTTTGGCGCAGCCCACGGGGGAAGCGGCTTACCCTCTTCGATACCGGCCAGTAGTTCTCCTAGCTGGTACTGAACAGTGGCGCGTTCGTCGAGGTCTTCAGTAGCAGCCTGTGCCTGAGAAGCCTCAGAAACCGTACCCTGAATCTGTGACATATCGATCTGAGGTGCAGAGTCGATCTGTGCAGCTTGCATCTGCTCGATGTTAGGAGCGATCTCTTGGATGCTTCCGTACGTCCCGAGACCCTGCGTAGGCGCACCGGGTAGTCTTACATCGAGGCCGCTGGTCGGAGCGGTGAACACTCCTGCAGCTACATCACCCTCAAGCTGTGGTGCCGTTTGCATCTCACCCGGCTTGACAACCGGACGTACCGGATCAATCTGTGGAACCCCGTCCATCTGTCCGGATGCCTGTGCGTTGATCTGATCCAGCATCGACTGATCGTCAGATATTTTATTAGGTTCTGCCATGATTATCTAAATCCCATAAATACGGAGACGACCATAGCTACGACTAAAATCGTACTCCCCATGATCATCGCTTCTAAGCGCCACATACGTTTGTCGAGGCTGTCTAGCTTTCCGTGAACCAGTTCTCGAAACATGGCGCATTCTTTCTCGTGCGCTTCGAGTTGCATCTGGGTCTTCAGTGCGGGTTCCATCGTCTGTTCCATTTTCATACTAGCTTGCATTTAGGCTGCGACCTATTTCGTAGAGGTTCGTTCCGTCCGAAAGGAATGTGAAAATGTCTTTGGCACTTGCTGTTGTTGTCAAAGTAGGAGTGTTACCGCTTGCCCACTTGAAGACTGTGTTCCAGTTTATTGTGCGTGAGCCGCTGCTGTCTTGCTTTACCATTAAAATGTACACACCACCATCGACTTGATTGGTAGGCGCACCAAAGGCACGACTGTTGCCTACACCAGAAGTAAGTTCGACGCTAGTCACCTGATTGCTAGATGTATCCCACGCAATCGTAGATGCGTCTGTGAGTGTGGTGGCGTTGAAGTTCTGTGTTTTGGTGAATTCTTGCGCCTTAGCGTCGATGATTACGTTGCCCGTTTCGTTAGGCAAAGTGATAGTTTTGTCACTGCCTGTGGGGTCTGTTACAGCAAGAGTGGTTTCAAACTCATTGTCCGTAGCGCCTTCAAATATGATGCTTGAACCGAATGTTGCGCCAGCAGCTACTTGAGTATCAACGTACGCCTTGATAGACTGTTGGGTTGCAAGTGCCGTTGCACTGTCAGAAGACATGTTGTCTTCGTCGAGAATGTCCGTGACAGTCGTCGTCGGCATCGCGATGCTGTCAATGTACGCAACGCCATCGATGTATAGGTCTTTCCACTCGGAGCCGGATGCACCTAAGTCGTGCGTATCGTCTGCAGACGGCAGAATGTTAGAAGCGACATCGCCACTGATAACCACATCCCCAGCGAAGGTTGCCTTCTTATCTTCGTCGATAGTGACCGCTGTAGCAAAGGCATTCGCACCGGAGCCTGAACTGCCAGCCTTGCTCACCTTGAGAAGGATGTTACCACCCGTGCCCGAACCCGTGCCCTGTCCGCCGCCGATAACGAGGCTCGTACCGGCTGCA